GTGCCCGAGTCGGAGCCGGTGAGGCCGGCTGCGGCGAAGGCGGTGAGTGCTCCGGTGGTTTCCTCGATGGTGAGGCCGACGCCGTTGGCGACGAGGCCGGATTGGTTGAGGGCCATACCGAGGTCTTCGACGCCGCCCTGGGCTTTGCCTGCGCCTGCTGCGAGCAGGTCGGCGATGTGGGGGAAATCTTCGCCGGAGAGCTTGAACTGCGTCATCGCTGATGCGGCGATTTCGGCGGCCTTGGCCACTTCGATGTTATCGGTTGCTGCCAGGGCCAAGGCTCCGGTCAGGCCGCCGTTGATGATGGCCTGGGTGTCGACGCCGGCCTTGGCAAGTTCCTTGATGCCTCCGGCGGCTTCGGATGCGCTGAAGGCGGTATCCGCACCGGCGCCAACTGCTGCTTCGCGGAGCAGATCCATGTTGCCGGCGGTCTCGTGGGTGGCTGCCTGGACTTCGGACATGGACTTGTCGAAGTCGGCGTAGGTGTGCAGCATCTTGCCGAAGGCGAGGGTGAGCGCGCCACCGGCGACCGTGACGGCAGGTGCGAGGGTCTGGTAGGCCTCGGCCTGCTTGGCCACGGCCGCTTCGGTGGCGGCTGCTGCTTCCTGCGCTTCGACGTTCGCCAAGTACACGGCGTCGGAGAACGCGTCGACGCCGTGCGCCGCGGCCTGGGAAGAGGACACGATCTTGCCGTTGGCATTCACCAGCTGGCCGTTGGCGTTGTAGAGCAGGCCGGCGGCCTTGGCCGCCTTCTGGTCGGCGTCGGCAACGAGCTTGATCTTCTTCGCGGCTTCTTCGGAGAAGCGTGCGTTCTCCTGGGTGGCCTTGTTGGCGTTCTGGGTGGACTGCGTCAGATCCTCGACGGACTTCTTCGCGTCCTTGAACCCCTTGATGAAGTTCGACACCGTGGCTTCAAGCCTGGCAGATACTCGGCGCTCGGCCATGTGCCCTCCTTCGGGTTATCCCGGCAGGTCGCGGATCGGTCGATCCGGTGGCCTGTCGTAGCTGGTGTAGACCCGTTCTCCGGGGTCGGGCTTGTAGGGCTCCTTGCCGATCCCCTGGGTGGAGCGCTCACGGGCTGCGCAGGACTGGCAGACCTTCTTGTGAGCCGTGTACCAGCCGTCGTTGTCCGGGTGGTGGGCCAGCTCGGTGGGCTGGCCACAGGAGCACAGGCCGTCCTCGTAGATGGTGAGGACCAAGGACAGGACGTAGTCCTTGTCCGTCCAGTCGCCGCGCTGGTTGGAGAACCAGTGCATGGGCGGCTTCTGGACGGCTCGGGCTGTGCGCAGGACGTTGACTATTGGCCGGAGTCTTGGCTGGTGCCAGAGGCATCGGGCAAAAAATCTGCGTCCGGGGCTGGCGCTTCGGACTGCACCTGCTGACGCTTGGTCAGGAGCTTGGAGAGCTGGGCTGCACCGAGCTTCGCTTCCAGGGTTGCGACCAGCGGGATCGTCATCTTGATGTCGCGCTTCTCCAAGGTCGGGGATTCCAATGCGACGATGGACTCGGCCAGCAGTGCCCGGTTCAATGCGACCCGCTGCGCCAGCTGGTCCTCGCGGGATGCGTCGTCGGTGAGCGGGTGCTGGTCGACCAGTTCCTTGATCTTGGTCTGGGGGAGTGCGCGCAGGTAGAAGGTGACCTCGGACCGGGCGAAGGCCTTCATCAGCTCCTCGCGTTCCTTCTTCAGCTTGGCCAGCAGCGGGGATCCTCCGCTGACCTTCTCGATGCCGATCGCTTCGGTTTCGACGCGGATCTGGCGGGCCAGGTGGTTGATCTTCGCGACGAGGTCGCCGCGCTTGTACACGGTTTCCGAATCCTCGGGCAGGCGTGCGTCGTCGATCCACGCCTCGAAGTCGAACTCGGCAGGGTTCAGTTCAGTCATGGTGGGCTCCATTTCAGGTAGGCGGGCTCTTATGGGGATGGAGAAGCCCGGTGACGCAGGAGCCCATCCACGTCACCGGGCTAGTCAAGGGATGCCGGCTAAACGCCTGCAGGCACCAGCACTTCGCTGACCATGTTCTGGCCCAGGAACTCGACGCGGCGCTTGATGTTGCCATCGTTGCCCGGCCGGGTCGGCGAGTCGGTCTTCAGTTCGCCACCGAGGAAGATTTCATCTCCCGCGGCCCAGTCCTCGGTCGAGTCCTTGTCGGTCTCGCGCAGGTAGATCCACACGGTGGTGTCCTTGACCATGACTGCCTGATAGGCAGCATCGAGTTCTGCTACGTCCGCTCCGGAGCCGGTGGTCAGCCACTCGCGGACGAAGGTCAGCGCGGTCTCGTAGTTGCTGGCGCCCAGTGCCTGGGCATTGCCCTTCTGGCAGGACACCTTCTCGTTGAACCGATCCGACGCGGTCGGCGACCAGGTGATGTCCGATTCAAGCACCACGCACGAGAAGTCGATGCCGGCGTTCAGCTCAGTAGCGGTAGGGATCGGACCAGCTGGCTTGGTAAGCAGCATGGCCCACTTCTTCTTGCCGTCTGCGGAAGTCTTCACTTGGCATCCTCCTCAGCGTTGCTGGCCGGCTTGGGCTTCGCCTTCACGCCGGTATTGCGAATGGATGGCACTTCGACGAAGCCGAATGCCGGATTGGTCAGGTAATGCTCCGGAACCAGCCGGATTTCCCCGCCCCCTTTGGGTCGGGCTTCCACAAAGCCAGGCTTAGCCATGGTGATGTGTCCTTTCGGTTAGACCCGAGAGCCCATGAACGGGTATTCGTCCACGAGGTACACGGGGTTGATGGTTTCCACGGAGACCCGGTTATCCGGTTCAGCCGTGAGTACTTCGACTTGGCGAAGGCGAGAAAACTTCCAGCCAGCAACCACCGGCCGCTGCCGGTTCAACGCAGTCCGCGAGATACGGGCCAGCGCGTTCAGTCCTTCCAGCGACAACGCCACCACCGTGCAGCGCAACGTGAACGCCGTCTGGTCCGGAATGTCATCACTGGACCGGTCGCCGCGCTCACCCGAGGTCTCCTCGCCCCACCCGCCGTGCAGCACCACGTACGGGAAGTCCGAGAGCTGCGGAGGACTGGACAACTTGGCTTCGTGGAGATGCACCCGCGTGCCGGCAGGGAACATCTCCTTGACGCCTTGGAGCACTTCCAGACTCATAGCAGCCCCTCCAAAACATCCAGCAAGTACTTCTCGAAGTTCGGAGCCTCATCGGCGAGCGCTTCGGCTGGGTCGCGGACTGTTCCGCCACCGCCGAGCGAGCCTCCGAAGTAGGCGAAGCCTGCCAGACCAGCGGTGTTGGCTCGGGCTTTGTTCGGACCGATCTCCGCGGCGATATTGGTTTGCCCAAAAGCGCCGGAGCTGATCTCCTCGAAGTCGACTGATCGGGCTGCATGGCGGAAGGAGGATGATGCCCGGAAATCCCGCTGCATCGCATTCTTGACGTTGAGGGCGCCTTTGCGGACCACGCCGCGCACCTTCGGGATGATTCCGTCAGGTACGAGTCCGAGGTCTTGGGATAGCAGGCGCAGCTCGGAATCGTCGAGGCTCACACGCTCACCGCCCTCCATCGTTCTGCCGTGCGGTGGGTGCCCTCGGCTAGCTCAATGAGCTTGGCCTTGGTTCCCGGCCGAGGCAGCTCCAGCTGGGAGCTGGTGATCTCCACAAGGTCTCCCTGCACTGCGCCGGAGCCGATCGGGAGTTTCACCAGGGCGTTGGTGACGGTGAATTCCGTGGCTGCCAGCACGAATTCTGCTGGCTGGGTCGAGTCCACCTCGTACCCGCACTTGCCGGTGTAGATGGTGTCGTAAGTGGCGACCTCGTGCCCCAGTGCGGGGTCGTAGCCGTTGCCGGTAGGCCGCTTGATGGTGCATTCGGCGATCATCAGCATCTTGGCTCGTTCGCGGCCACGGCGTGCCGCGGCGATTGCTCGGCGTTGCATGCTCAAAGGCTTCCCACCACCTTGGCGCCGTAGTTTCCGAATCGCTTGGCGAGCCGGTCTCGCGTGCGCTGGGGGAGGGACATCTCGGTGATTGCGTCCACGGTGTCTCCGGTAGCGTACGACTCCTTGTAGTCGTCGATGGCCACCGAGGACAAGCGGCCGTTGTCCAGGGCGAACCCGTCCGCGCCTTCCGAGGCGTTCAGGAGGCCTGAGATGACCATCCGGCAGACCATGTCCTTGATGTCAGCAGGAAGCGTTGGAAGGCCATGTGTGTAGTCCACGGTGACGATCTCTGCACCGTCCTCGCCCCAGCCTGACGGCCGGTAGATCCCGCCGGCGGCCTGCTTCCAGTCGGCCACCGGCTGGCCGGCAACAGTGACCGAGTGGATCTCTGTTACCGGCAAGCCTGGCAGCCGGAGGAGGCGAGCACGGCCGGCCAGGAGGTCGACCGTGCTGCGGGTGGAGACGATGGGTGAGCCTGCCGCGTCGACCACCTCGGCCGAGGCCGAGTCGATCAGCACCTGCACGATGGGATCGGCCAAGTTCACATCCGCGGGAAGCGGATATTGTTCCAGATCCGGGACAGTGATCAGTGCCAACAGGCCCACCTCCTACTAGTCGTCGGAACCAGCTGGATCCGCGTCCTTTGGATCAGCAGGTTCCTCGGTGTTGCCGGTCTCTTCCGAATCGCCAGGGTTTTCCTTCTGATCGACCAGATCACGGATCTCGGTCTGCTTCAGGCCCTTCAGCTCGTCCTCGGAGATGCCAACGGACAGCGCGTACGCTTCCCAAGCGTCGCGGGAGGCGTTCCCGCGTGGCTTCTCAGCCTCGTCGGTGCTTTCCTCGGCCCGTTCCTCAGGCGTTCGGGTGGCGACTGGCTTTCCGCCGAAGCGGTCAGCAACAATCTCAGCGACTTCTTCTGCGCTCAGACCCTCGTCGATTTCCAGCAGCGTGCCGTTGCGGACAAGCCCGCCGGAAACCAGAGGATCCAAGTTCATGACTACGCCGGAGCGTCCAACGAATGGAGCCATGGCTAGATGGCCGTCCAGTGGAAAACCGAGTCCGGGCGGATGACCTTGCCGCCGTAGACATGCAGACCGCGCAACCGGTCAGCGAACTTGTTCTGCGCACGCATCGGCTCGGTCTTCTCGATCTGCGAGGCGTAAGCCAGCGCGGAACGGTGCCAACCGACGATCTGCGGCTTGGTGGTCTCCGGCAGGTTCTCCGAACCGTAGGTGTCGAAGGTCAGGATCTTGCCGTAGGAGGCGTCGCGCAGACCGGCGGTGGTCGCCGACTCGTTGGCCTTCATGAGCTTGGAGTTCGACTGATCCAGGAAGGCCGCGAACTCTGCGTTCATGACGATGACGCGCTGGGATGCCGGCACCTTGGCCTTCATCATCATCTTCTTGATGACTGCGATCGCGTTCCAGGCCGACTCGGCATCGGTTGGTGCGGTAACACCGGTTGCCGCGGTGCCCTGGGCGATCAGCAGTGCGGACAGGAACTTGTCCGTGTCCTCGGCCAGGCCATCGGCAGCCGACTTGGTGTAAGCCGACATTAGGTTCGGCTTGGCCTGTGCTGCGTCGATATCGTCGACGTAGAAGTCAAAGGACTTCTCCTGGTCGATCAGCAGATCAACGCCGGTGTCAGTGACTGCATCGGCGGTGGTCGTGCGACCGGCTGCCTTGTAGTCCTTGATCACGATCGGCTCGATGCCAGTGATATTGACGGTGTTACCGCCCTTGGCTTCGCCTTCGTACTCGCGGTTAGCGAGTCCAGCGAAGATGGTTGCTTCGTTGAACTGGGTCAGAATCTTCGCCGACCACAGCGCGGGAATTGCATTGGTGATTGCCACGGCAATCTCCTTCCTTAAGAGGTTTTGACCCGGCCTTCGTCATAAGCCTTGGCAATTTCTTGCGGGCTCATGCCTTCCAGGTCTTTTGCGGTGAGTTTCTTCGCCACCTTGCGTTTGCCGCGAGCTGAGTCGAATTTGGGACCGGTGCCGCTTTGCACGGCCAGATACGGTTCCCGTTCCAGAAGCTCGTCAATTGCCTGAGCAATCTCGTCTTCGTCTACGTTGCCGTCCTCGTCGACCTCGAAATCTGCGAGGTCGAGCAAACGGATGGCTAGAGCCGGGTTCTGCAGTTTGCCTGCAGCAGCCGACTTGATCTCCGAACGCACAATGCGTTCGTTGGCCTTGTTGAGGATCGCCGCTTCGCGCTGTTCCCGCTGCTGCTGTTCGGCCAACTGCTCCTCGGTCTTTCCCGCGGAGTTCTTGAGCCGTTCCAGCTCGGCCTTGGCTTCGCGTTCCGCCTTCTTGGACGCTTTGACGCGGTCTTTCATGGCGCGCAAGGCCTTCTGGCCCTTGTCGCCGAGAGCGTCGGCGCCATCAACTTCTTCCTCGTCCTCGTCCGAGTCGTCTTCAGATCCGGAATTGTCCTGATCTTCGCCGTCCTCGTCTTCGTCCGAGTCGCCCTCGTCGTCTTCCTCGCCGTCGGCCAGCATGACTGCATCGCCGAAGGTCTGGTAGTGGAAGGCCAGCAGTGCCTCGATCCCACCCGGCGCGGTGAGGTCGATACCGTGAACGGTCTTAGGCATGGGATGTTTCCTTTCAGTCGGTCACATTGCGTGACGCGGCGGTCCACGACCCCGTTGCAGGGTCGAGTGAATAGCTCGGCTTACGGCCACCGAGGTAGCCGGCACCGGGCCCACGGACAACACCTTCCGGGCTTTGCCCCAGACCAGTGATGTATCCGTAGTCCTCAAGCATCCGGAGCGCCTGCTCACGGTTGCCCTTGGAACGCTTGTAAATTTCTTCAGGCATCAGACGCACCCGCGTGGCCCGGCGATACCTGCTACCCGAGGGCTTGTTCTTCTCAAGCAG